ATCGTCGTAGGATTAGCAACCAAAGAGTAGAGGGTTAGATGGCTGAGAATATAACGCCCGATTTATCGGAGTTTGGCTCTACTGGTCTGCGTCGTTCAGGCGGAACGGTCTTTGAAGAGTTTCTTACCAATCTGCGTGGGCAACGCGGAGCAAAAACTTATCGAGAGATGTCGGATAATGACCCGACGATTGGCTCAATGCTTTTTGCGATTGAAAAAGTTATTACTCGCCTTGAGTGGCGAATCGACCCATATTCAGATGATTCTCATGATGGGGATATAACTCCTGAAGATAAAGAAGTCGCGGCGTTCGTTGAATCCTGCCTTCATGATATGAGTGAATCATGGGATTCAACTTTGTCTCAGATGCTTTCAATGTTGATTTTTGGTTATTCATATCATGAAATTGTTTACAAGGTTCGTACAGGCGATAACGCTGACCCACGAAAGAAATCTAAATTCAACGATGGTCGTATTGGTTGGCGCAAGATGCCTATTCGCGCTCAAGAGACTTTGTTCCGTTGGATGATTGATGATGATGGCGGTATTCAGGGAATGGTTCAAGTAGACCCATCCTCGGGCGGTATCCACCATATTCCGATTGAGAAGTCTTTGTTGTTCCGTACCACCACACAAAAGAATAACCCTGAAGGTCGTTCTATTCTGCGTAACGCTTACCGCTCTTGGTATTTCAAGCGTCGCATTGAAGAGATTGAAGCAATCGGTATTGAGCGTGACCTAGCAGGACTTCCTGTTGCTTATGTTCCACCTGAGTTCTTATCTTCAACCGCTACCGCTGAACAAGCATCGGTTCTTACCACTATCAAAGATATTGTTACATCAATCAAGCGCAATGAGCAAGAAGGCGTCATCATGCCTTCAATGTATGATGACCAAGGACACAAGGTATTTGATTTAGTTCTTCTCTCATCAGGCGGAAGCCGTCAGTTTGATACAGACAAAATTATTCAGCGCTATGACCAAAGAATTGCTATGTCAATTCTTTCTGACTTCATCTTGCTTGGCTCTGACCGCGTTGGCTCTTATGCCCTCGGAACTTCCAAAATGGATTTGTGGTCAATGGCAGTTGATTCAATCGCTAAGAACATTGCTGAAGTTATGAACCAACACGCTATTCCACGCCTATTGAAACTCAATGGTATGGATATTTCTCGCGCTCCTTATCTGACTTACGGTGAAGTAAGCCATGTTGATTTGAATGAAATCTCAGCCTTTGTTGGCGGATTAGTACAAACTGGCGCAATCGTTCCTGACCCTAAGTTGGAAGAGTATCTACGCGATTTGGCTGGTTTGCCACCTGCTGAACATGATGGACAAAATTTTGGTATGCCTCCAATGCCTGAAGCGGGAGCAATGCCACCTGCGGAACCAGCAACATCAGGAGAAGAAAAATTACCAGTTGCTCCACCGACTCCCGAGGAATTGACTAAACCACAACCTGAAGTTGGCTAGAGATGATTCATTTTGCGAAAGCAGAGCGCCCTCGTCGAGTACCACTTACACCCGAAGAACAAGTCCTTGCTCGTACTTTATTTGATGCTATTCAAAGAGCGACAGATAAAATCAGCATAAAGGATTTAGAGCGTTTAGTTCGCCGTCTCGACCCTGAGACTCTGAATCGCTTATTATCATCTATCACCATTGCCAATCAAAACAAGATTGAACAAGCGCTTATCTCTGCGATTGATATTGGTGGCAATGAAGCCATTCAACAAATTTCTAACCTTGCTCCTAAGTTAGCCTTACCAGCCTTCTTGCCTAGCAAAGTTCAGATTACAAATAAAAAGCCAATGGCTAACATGACATTCACACAAGTACCAATGTGGGCGCAACCAAAACCACCCAAGGTTGAATTCACGATGTCATTCAATAAAACTAATCCAAACTCTTTAGCCTTTGCTGAACGCCGTGCTGGAGAACTTGTTACTGCGATTGATGAGATGACTCGCAACGCAATCAGACAAACAATCATTGAAGCCTTCAACGACCAAATTGATTACAGAGCAACAGCGCGACGAATCAAGAATGTCGTTGGACTTCATCCTCAATGGGCTAAAGCAGTTACAACTTTTGAGAAAAAAGAATATGCCCGCCTTATTCGCATGGGACTCAAAGAAGAATCAGCAAGAGCAAAAGCCATGGAGCGAGCATCTCGTTATTCAGATTCACTCAAGAGCAAAAGAGCAACCATGATTGCTCGTACAGAGATTCAGATTGCTCAAAATGAGGGACGCCAAGAGGGATGGAACCAAGCGGCGCAAGAAGGTTATGTAGATGCGGAAGCGCAAAAAATGTGGGTCATTGCTCAGGATGAACGCACTTGCCCTATCTGTATGGATTTAGATGGCGAAACCGTTCCTTGGAATGGAACTTTTTCTAATGGCGATGAAACCCCAGGCAGAGTACATCCTCATTGCCGTTGTACCATGGTGATTCTTCCACCTGAAAGACGCTAATGACTATCACGCTTGTACTTCCTGTTGGGTATAAACCAGTTTTCAAACATGGTGAACATGACCAAAGTTCGCATGGTAATTGGGCTTCAGGTAATTTCGATGAAGAGGCTCAAGGCGAAAATGTGGGTAACGCATACAACGAGCGATATGGTGTAGATAACGCTGGAAATATGGTGGGCGTATCAAAAGAAGAACACGATGCCATAGATGATTATTCACAAAACGGGTATAAAAGAATCAATAGTTATTTACGAGGAACTGATAAAAAAACTGAATTAGACCCTGCTGAAGCAAAAGTTATTATTGAGAACGATGAAAAAATGTATCTTCAAGCAATAGATGAATGGAGAGACCAAAATGAAGTTTCTTCAGATTACGAACTTGGTGATTCAGATTTAGAAGATGCTATCTATAACTATGCGATAACTCACGGGAAAGAAGTTTTAGATAGTCAAAATAGCGGAAAAAATCCAGCGGCTCAAAGAAATCAAAGAGATGTTGAAGCATTGGACAAATTGATTGCTGAAGCACCTGAGTTGTATACAGACAGCAAAGGTATGCCTCAAAAAATCTTTGGTGACAAAAATCTATATCGCGTATTTTCTGACAATGTTTTATCTCAACTAAACGAAGGCGACATATTTCAAGATAAAGGTTTCCTATCTACAACCCGTATTGATATAACACATGAAGAACAATCATCCGCTCGTACTTGGATGGGTGGCATTAGCCCTAGTCAAGATACGGTTGCTGTCATCCTGCCTAACGAGTCAAAGTCAGGTAAAGGTTTAGCAGTAGATATGTACAGAACAGCCGTCCAAGATACAAGCGCTGTATCGGCTGATGAAAAAGAAGTTTTACTTCCGCGTAACACACCTCTCAAATTTATTGGATATAAAACAGATGTTGGTAACGAGGCTCGCGTAGCGGTCTTTCAGAGGATGGACAAATGAGTAGATTCCTGACCGACACCCTTGATGGGATTGAAATTATCCGTGCCAAAGATGTAAAAAAACATGGTGACCATGACCAGTCAAGCCACGGCAACTGGGCGCACGGGATTGAAGTAGCCCCTGAAGTAGTCCGCTCAACGCTGGATAAGGTCAAGGAGAATGGCGGTCTCTCCGTCAATCTAAAGGATGGCTCTGAGCCTACAAAGGGCTTTATGGTTGCCAAAGGCAAGAAGTTCGCGGCAATAGTCAAGGCTGACGATTTTTTCGATGAGACCAAGGGCGCTGAGATTCTCTCCTCCTACATGAAACGGCATAAAGCAGAGTTCAATAATTCGAATAACTACCTCGGTTTATGGCACAATACCGAGGATGGACAGGTTTATCTTGATGTCTCCGAAAACATCCAAGATGAAGCGGAGGCTACAAGCCGTGGGCGCGAGCGCGACCAAATCTCAATTTGGGATGTAGCAAACTTCAAAGAAATTCCGACAGGAGGAACAGGTGGCATCGAAAAAACTCGAGGCGGTTCAACTTCCCGATATATCGAAGATGACCGACGAAGAGATAGAAAACTACGCCAAAGAGATTTGGGCGAAGTTGGCAAAGCCTTCTCAGCAACAAAAGTAATTTATTTTGAGTATGGGTTGAAGCCCGTACTCAAGCACGGCGAACACGACCAATCTGAACACGGAAACTGGGCGCGTGGTTATACAGACGAGGAAAGAACTCGAATGGAAGCCATGAAAGACCGCGGACCATCTATCGATGATTTGAATAATGTCATGTCTGAACCAAGAGAAATTGATACAGATGAAATAAAATCATTGATTGAAAATGATAGTGATTTATATTCTCAAGCAACCGAAGATATTGATTCAAGAGTCGCAGAACGCCTTGCGGCGCTTCAGGCAGAGTTTCCAAATCATGAATATAGTGAACAAGAAAAAGCAACAATCTATGAAGATGTTCAAAGAGAAATGATTGAAGGCTACGCTGAACTTTATCAAGGTGATTTAGAAGAACGAATTCGTATTGAAGAGGGCAGTTATTCTGAAAATGACCCTCAAGAATTACAACCATACTTTGATGAAGTTTACGGAATATCACACACAGGTAAAAATCCTGATGGAGTTGAACATACTTTGAATTCAACAATTCATGATGTTTCTCGAGACGGTAACAATCTTTATATCAGAGGAACTATTACGAACGAAGATGGCGAAGAAGTAGGCGAAATTGCCCGCCGATTCTTTCAGAAAGATGGCGTTTGGAATGTTGAGCATGAAGTTCTTGCGATTATGGATGATGACTACAAAGGCACGGGTTTTGGTCAAGAACTAATCAAACAATCTGAGGCTTGGTATACGGCTAAAGGATTTGGTTTTATCGAAGTTGGAACCGCTTGGGATGGCGCTCGCCATTGGGCTAGAGCAGGTTATGATTTCCGTCCCGATAAATTAGAACAAAACATTTCTGAAATAGCAACAAACGCTGGAATGTTTTCAAATATGTTCAATCCTGATACACCTGCGGGAAAGCAATTTGATTCTTTGATGGGTCGCGCAGTAAATGATTACAAACGCGATGAATATGGCAGACCAACTTGGACTTCTATCAAAGATATAAAATCAGACGACTTTCCAATTCCTGCTGATTTCGCCAATATCGGATACACAAAGGGCGCAAGGGATTGGGCTGGAAAACAACTGATGGACGGATTACGAATGAAATATGTCAAGGTTCTCACGGCTGAAGGACAGAAACTTCTTGAGGGACCAATCGACCTTGACGGAGACGGATTGATTTACGACGGTACAGCGCGTGAGAAACCAGCACCAAGTCGCGGAAATAAATAAACTGGGGTATAATTAGATTATGACAAGTAGACGAGACCGACTCAAAGCCATCCAAGAGGCTTATGCTAATTGGGAGCAAGGAGTCAGATTTACTTCCGAGACTGGCGCATCCGATGAGGATGAATCACGAATCATGGATGAAGTTTCAACCATCCTTGAGGGAAATAAACCCCAGTCAGAATAACATCCGCTATTCTTAGTTCATGGCGGATATTGCTCCTAAACTCATTCATCTAAGCGCTGAGAAACTCCTAGCGCTACACGATAATGTCCATAAGTCCGTAAACCCAACGCCCGCTGAGATTGAAGTCCACCACACAGTTCTCAATGAGATGGCTCGTCGAAAGATGGAGCGTCCAAGCGATGATTGGGATAAGTACGAGATTCTGATTGATTCAATCGACAATGTAGACCTGACCTCTATTGGTGGATTACCAGCCGAGGCAGTCTTGGAAGTTATCAAATCAACAGGCGAGACCGAAGCCAATATAAAAACATTCTTGACCGTAGACGGTTATCAAATGCGGATTGAACCAGTTGAAAAACGGATTCAAGAAGAAGATGGAAAATGGGTTGTTTACAACGAAGAGGGAACTCGTCGTTTCGGAAGTTACGATACAAAAGATGAGGCAGAGGCACGGCTTCGTCAGATACACGCTTTTAGAAAAGCCGAGGATGGATACACACCTCCTCAAGCAGTTCGCACCGCGGCGCAACGAGCGATTGAATGGATTGATGCTGGCATGGCTGGCGGAGGATTTACAAGAACAGGAAGAACAAGAGCGGGTCAATTAGCCCGAGGCGAAAGCGTTTCAATCGAAACTTTGAAGCGCATGAAATCTTTCTTTTCTCGACACGAAGTAGACAAAAGAGCAGTTGGATTTAGCAGAGGAGAAAAAGGTTTTCCTTCCGCTGGTCGTGTTGCTTGGGATGCTTGGGGTGGAGATGCTGGATTCGCTTGGGCGGAAGCGATGGTGGAGCGATATGAAAACGAAGTCAAAAAACATGGAGACCATGACCAATCAGAGCATGGAAATTGGGCTACTGGAGGTGGTGGCGGAAAAGATGGTTCGTCATCTCGTCCCGCTATGGCACCTGACAAGAAACCCGAATCAGGTAGAAGTCCCGATGCTGTCAAGCAAGCCGAAAGACTCCGTAGAGACGCTGAAGCAGTTGAACCAGCCATAACAGGATTGATGGAAGGTATCGCTAAAACTATCGGAGCAGATTTCGCAGTTCTTGATGGCAAGAGTTCTCTTGAACAAAGATTGAAGTCCACGGATTCACTTGCTCGCAAGATTGATGCCGATGCTGAAAAAGACCATGGTGGAGATAGAGAGAAAGCGGCTAACGCAATTTCTGATGCTGTTCGATACACGCTCAATGTTGATGGCGAAAAATATACTGACGGTGTTGAAAAGACGATTGGCGCATTGGAAAAAACTGGTTGGAAAGTTGAATCAGTAAAGAACTTTTGGCAACAAGGCGACCCTTATGATGGAACCAATATCAAGTTGAGCAAAGATGGTGTCAAGGTTGAATTACAACTACACACACCACAATCTCACAAAGTAAAAGAAGTTGATTTACATACAGATTATGAAAAATACAGAACCTCAACTGATAACAGCGAGCGCAAAAGATTATGGGATGGCATGGTTGAGAAGGCTAAGGCAATTCCACGCCCCGCCAATATGGGCAAACTTTTGACCCTTGGAACCCTCGTAGTTCAGACTTTCGAGACGGCTCAACAGGCTGGATTGACTAAATCAACGGGGGTTGATATTATGTGGTCAATAACGAGAGGAGGCGTAGCCGTATGCGGTATTTCGCTAAATTAGGCGCAAACAATGAGGCGATAAACATTTATCGTTTCAATGTGGGCGAGACGGATATAACCGAACAGCGTTGGGACTCTCGCTCAAGTTCATGGGTAGATAATCCCGATGCCGATGTAGTTCGATACTTGACCCAAGGAGAAGGCGACTTTCAAGAAGTTGTCGAGGATGTAGCGGTGAAGATATTTCCTGAAGCCTTCAAAGACATCACAAAGGCTCTCGGCAAGTTCAATTTACAAAAAGCCGAGGGTGAAAAGCGTTACACACTCGGGGCTATGTATATCCCCGATATGGAAGATGCTCACGGTGAGTGGACGGATTCAGATGAATTACAAAGAGCAGTTTGGGATTATGTTCGAAGCAATGACCGACGCATCAGACTTCAGCACAATCGTGATGTAGTTGCTGGCGAATGGGTTGAGGTTATGTCATTCCCATATTCATTGACAGTTCCAATCACAACTCCTGAAGGAACAGAAACAGAACACACATATCCACCAAACACAGTTTTCTTGGGTGTTATTTGGGAACCTTGGGCTTGGGAATTAGTTACTGAAGGAAAGATTCGTGGTTATTCAATCGGTGGTAAAGCCGAGCGTTTATATGTTGATATTGATGTAGAAAAAGGCGAGCCAACAGTCTCAGATGTTCATATTGATACAATTATGAACCCGCAAAAGAAGAAGCCCAAGAAAGAAGAGACTGTATGAAAAAAGACCTCAGAATGTTAGGCGAACTTCGCAAGGGTCCGCTTCGTTTTATGGACGAAGATGAATACAAAATGATTGAAGAAGATGTCAGAAAGTTCGGTTTCAAAGGTCTTAGCGGATACGCAAAATCACAGGTTCAAGAGGCAATGCGCCGTATGGCAGTTGTTATCGAAAAGGCTATCTCCGTCAAAGTTGGAGACATGGTTTCTTGGGATGCTTCGGGCGGTAAGGCAGAGGGAAAAGTTTTACGCATTGAAAATAGCGGACGCATCAATGTTCCTGATTCATCATTCAACATTCAGGGTACAGAAGATGACCCCGCAGTTTTGATTTCTTTGTATCGTGATGGAAAGCCAACCGATACTAAAGTTGGACATAAGATGTCCACGCTAAAAAAAAAGTAGTTCTATCTAAACACGGAGACCACGACCAATCTGCTCATGGCGATTGGCGTCGAGGTGATGATTCTGAAGGTGAAGATTCATCTGAGCCAAAGACTTACTTATCAAGCGACCATTACATCCCAAACAAAGATGATTCCGAAGGTGAATTCGGTGATGGGGACTACGATAATCCTAAGCACATGGATACTATGGATTATCCAAGAAAGAAAAAAGGCTAATTGTGGCTAACATAATTGATGACACACTTCAGATTCTCAAGTCAATGAATCTCAATGCTCACCGAGTTTCAACCCCGCCTGGGTATGCTGGTATCCAAGTTGAATTACCTAATGACTCTCAAGCCTTTTTTGTTTGGACAAAGATTGATTCAACTGATTATCACTTTAGATTGGCTCGCTTTTGGGCGAATGAAAACCCTTTCTCTATGTGGGTTTCTCCTGATTTGATTGAAGCCTTGGCTAGAACGCGGGTCATGACGAATCAGTAAAAAGAGGGTCGAATTACACTTATGTTATTATTTGTTGGTCAAGACCCGAGGTTAGTTTTATTAGCCCAATGCTAAAAATCTGCCTCTAGTTGTAAGGAGCAAACTTTGGCAAAGCCCCGTACTCGCAAAATGGTGAATCTAGCCATTGAAGAGACCAGCGGTGTAGACCATCCCGCTCACCTACATGAAGGCTGGCTTGTAATGAAGTCAGCGTCCGAATCTGAAGTTCAGAGGGTACTCGACAAATCGCTGACCGAGGAGGACTCCAATATGGAGGAAACAACTACCACGGCACCTGAAGAGCAGGTTGAAAAAACCGTAGAGGAAGAACTAGCGGCGGCTAAAGCCCGTATCGCAGAACTCG